CGGTGAGGATGTCGTCCTCGTCGCAAGTGGCCTCAATGGTGAACACGCCGTTTGTCGAGTGCTCCAGAACGGTGTACTCGCACGCATAGGCAGCGATGCCGTCGGCATCTTCCAACGGTGTCGCTTTGAGCCGAAGGCGGTGGAAGATGATCCTCCAGCCGAAGTAAGCCGCTCCCAGGGCTGCGCCACGAAGGTAGATTTCACCCGTCCCCTCAGTGCCAGCCAACAGCACATCCTCTTCGCTCGACCCGCTCTCGGCTTCCCATCGGCCCGTCAATGTGATTGCGGGTACGCCGCGGCGCATGCGTCCCTGGAGTTGATATGCGCCCTGGTTGCCAGAACCAGGGAAGTATCCCTGCCGCATATTGTTCTTGAACGCAAAGTTCACCTGGTTGATGCGGCCCGAAGTCAGGTAGTTGGTGCCGATCAGCGTGCAAGCGTAGAGGCTTCCTCCGGTCAAGGATTTCTCGGCATAGGCAGCGGGGAAAGTGATTCCGCTGGGATTGGAGTACTTGCCTGTGCCAACCCATGAACTGGTGAACTGGGCCGAATCGCGACCAGGACCACTCTGGATCTGTACGCCGAACTCCTCACAGCCCACTGCGATTAACGCCTTGTTGTTCACCGCGCCTGTCTTAGTGGCGATGGTCGTCACCGGCATGTCCAAGCCGTCCACCGTCAGATCCGGCTCCACCATGGTGTACTTGAAGCCGTCGCCGGAAACAGCCTTGGTGACTTTGCCGATGGCGAACGCTGAGATGACTGCCAGCGCCTCTGCCGTTGCGCGACCGTTCCACGAGCCACCAGACTCGATGTGCGACTCGAAAACCTGAGTCGCGTAAACGCCCTTGCCTAGATCTGCGGCGTTGTCTTCGTTGATCGGGCGGGACTGCATGTCGATTTGCGTCCCAGTGAGCGTGAGCATGTCGGCAGCCACGAGCGCCGTACCCAAGGCTGCCTGCTTTTTCTTACCGATTGCCAGGTACTTGTCCTGGGATAGGGCTAGTGCCATGTTTGTCTCCTCTTAGCTGTCTACGCCCCGCTCGGTGATCCGCATCGGGACTTCGTAATACTCAAAAACTGCTTCGCCGATGATCATCTGGCGCGAATAGCACCCCAGGACGTCCACAAAGTGGACCATGGGGTCCAACTGATACCGCTTGAACTTGTCGCCGCTTGGCGAGATTGTTCCCTCGCGCAGAGCGAGGAACATAGGAGCCACCTTCCCGCGCGGCGCGAGGTAGGCGGCGAACTGGTGCGCGATACCGTTGGACCGCTGGCCGATTTCCGTGCCCGTCCACGCCACCAAGATGCTTGGCGGGTTGAGATCGCGGATGGCTGCGTACAGATCGACCTTGGTGGGATAGGTCGCGCTGTAGGCAGTGATTGCGGAGGCCTGGCCGTTGAGCAGCGCCACCAGATCGGCATTCGCTCGTAGGGCCGTCACTAACTGCCCCAGTAATACGTCAGGGTCGATCATGCTTTCGAGAGATACACACGCGCCAGAGTCGAGTTCTCCCGCTGGCGCACCGCAAATACGTCATACTCCACCCCATCCAGACCACCGCCGAACGAGATGATTCCGAAGCCGCCGGCGAACCCTGTCATTGCCGGATCAAGGATCATCGTGTCCCCCTCGGCAATTCCTCCAGGCAGATCTTCCGGCCTTAGCATTCGGACGATAAATTGGCCGGAGATACCATCCTCGGGATAAGGATCGGCCTCGACCGCCGTCACGATGGTGTCCGTTGACCCGCGACGATGCAGCACGGGAGCGCCAAGGACTCCCATCACTGCATCGTCAACGAGGGAAAAATCAAACATTGGGATTAAAGGGGGGACGGCACGCGCCGCAACCCCCTCATTTTTAGGCGATGGCCAGCACCTTGAACTTCTTCGACGTCGTGACCGTCACGACGACGTTGGTGCTCGTGTGCGTGCCTTCCACGGCCGTGTACGCCCCGGTGGTTGACGGAGCCGTATCGGTGGGAGCAATCATCACGAAGCTCGGCGTGACACCGAGGCCATGCGCAACGTTCTGCGCCGACCCGGTACCGGTTTGCTCCGCAGACACGAAGATCTGCGGCAACGCGCCAGCCCCGAGAAGCAGCACGCGCACGGTGGCGGCGCCGGTGAGCGCACCCGCGATCGCGCGCCCGATCGGCATGTTGCCGGCAGCCGTGCTGATGGCCACTTTGTTGGTGTTGTCCCAGTAGACGATGTCTCCGGCGGAAAACACCGAGGTGTCCTTCGCCAGGTCGACCACTCCAGTGATCTGGAACGGGCCGGTTGCGCCGCTGGTGACATCGTTGACGGCCACGCCGAACAGAGCGCCCACTTTTGCGCCTGCGCCCGACGCTACCGTGTAGGGAGCGGTGAGGACAACGACATTGCCCTCCTGCACATAATTCTTCATCTCAATTTCTCCTCTTGCTCTGTTCTCTTACGCGCCCGCGTTGTAGTAGAGTCCGCGCCAATCGACAGCCTTGGCGGCGAAATCGTCCACCACCTTGAATTCCACGCCCTCGACCTCCCAGCCGTCGCGGGTCATGATGCGCGGCTGCGAAGCGCCTTCGAGCGTCGCGTACTCCACGGTACCGACGCCTGGATCTGCGGCCATGTACCAGCCATTGCCGGTTCCGAGTTCGGCATCGGCGACGGGTTCCAACGTGCCGGCGAACGGGTTCACGTTGGTCTGCACGGCAGGATTTACCGCCCCCTGAGCCGTGTACTGCTGAGCCAGTAGATACTTGCCCACGGGAACAAGCAAAAAGCGGGGCCGGATGTTCAGTTTGGTAAGACCATCGAGACCCGTCTGATTCATCATGGCGGCGCGGCCCACGTCCAAGCTGGCAATCGCAATCGCGGTGCCGCTGGAGGTGTAGTTTGCGTGACTGGCGGCATGGAAGAGGGCGTTTCCGTCTCCCATCGCCGCGTTGGCCGTCAGGATCGCGTACACCGTCTTGTTGCGGAGCACGGCTACCTGCAATCCCATCGCCGGGAGGATCTGCTGGAATGCGCCCAAGTCGTCGTTGATCAGCGCTTGGCGCGTCACCGCGACGCGGCGGCCGTAGGTGGCCAGCGCGTAGACTTCCCGGCTTTCTGCCATCGAACCGAAGTTGATTGAGCCGCCTTCGGGCACTGCCTCCAACACCGGTGCTTCGCCGAGACGCAGCCGAGAGATCTGCTTGAAGTCCGGAGCGGTCGTGGATCGCGTCCAGCGCAGGTACGTCGGGTTGGCATAGTCAAACGCGCCGATCATGCTCTTGTTGGCAACGCTGGCGAGGATGAAGGGAAAGTCGCTGGTAGAGTGCTGCCCAGCCAGCCGCACCATATTGAGAGCCGCTTCCGCGATCTCGGACCGGCTATGCCGGCGCACCGCAACACCCGACAGGCTGAGGCATTCCCGAGCCATCTCCAACATGGACATGCCCACGAATTCGCGGGCACTTTCGTTGACAGCGTTGCTCGGACTGACCCGATGCGCCAGAGCCCCGGACAGCCGCTCCCGCATCGTGTCGCGCTGATCGGTCACCACCTGGGCGCTGCCGCTGTGATGCGGACGGGTGCCGGTCGAAGTCCGGTGCGCCAGCTCGGCAAAGATGGCGTCCGTGACAGCGTCCAGCGTCGAGCCATCGGTGATGTGGGTTTCCGCGAACGCGGCATCGAGGCCAGCAGCGTTTACCCGCTGCCGAATCGTGCTCGCCCGCAGGCGTTCGGCGGCAAGCACCTGCTGCCGGATCTCTTCGATGTTGGGGCCGGTGTTTGCCTGCCCCGGATTGACGGTCGTTTCAGCCATGGCTAAAACCTCCTCTTCGGGATTTGGGGCAGTGTGAGCCCCGAACTTGATTTCTTCGACTTCGGCGGGAAACTCGGTCGCCGCGGACGCTCGAAAACTTGCACCTGGATCCGCTCCGACAGGAACGATGGAGACCTCGAACGGCTCCCAATCGACAGCGGTGAATTTGCGCCGGGAATCGCCTTCCTTGGTCGACTCCTTGAGCTTGTGGAGCCGGAGACCGACGCTGACGTTCCGCAGGATGCCGTCCTTGACGTCGTTCCAGATGGGCGTCACCTTTTCGTTACTGCTGAATCGCGCGACCGCCGTTCCCAGTTCCGCGCTCTCAATCACTCCCACCACACTCTCCACGGAGAAATCATCGTGGTTGAGAAGCAGCGGTGTGCGGCCCGATCTCATGCGCTCCATGCGCACGTGCGACGGGTCCATCGATAGCGTCAATTCGTGCAGCCCGCGGTCGAAGGAAAACTGCATCACCGGAGCCCCGGTGTACCACTGCATCTCCGCGCGGCGTTCCGTCGCATCGGGCGCGGCCCGGAGCTGCGCGTCAAGCCGCTGGAGCGGGAGATTCGTTGTTGGCATTCTGTTTCACTCCTCCTATCTGCACGCCTGCGGCCTCGAGGCGTTCTTTCCATGTCGTTATTTCGGAGATCTGTTTCTCGGGGTCGTAGCCCTGCCGAGAAACTAACTGCGGCCACGTCAGCGCCCCATTTTGCAACTCGATCAGATCGGCCTTGGCCTCTACTTCGCGGTCCAGGATCGGTATCGGCGGCGGCGCCCACTCGACAGCAACGCTACCGGACAGGACGCCAGCCACTACGCCCGCTTCCTGCCACCACTGCCAGATCCGATCAAAAGCGGGGATCAAGACATCCCATCGGTAGGTCTCTACCAGTTGGATGAATCCGACTTTTCCACCGCGGCTCGAGCTGTAGTTGTTCTGCGACGAGTCGCCGGACAGGATCTCGTAGGGAAAGCCCATCCCACAGGCGAGATCGCGCACGATGGAGCGCTTGTACTCGCCATAGACGGCGCTTCCTTGCGGTGACGAGAAGGTGATCTTCTCGCCGGGCTTCAGGTAGTTGATCGTGGCCGGCTCGATCATCTCCAGCCGAATGCCGGTTGAGGCGTCCGTCGTACTCTTGTTGATCGGCAGTGCATCACCGTCCGGCTGCTCGACAAACGCAGCGAGACAGGCCTGCACCTTCTGGAGCATGAGGTATGCATCCTCGTAGTCGTCCAGGTCGCGCATTCTGAGGAGGACGGGAGCCAGCCGCGGAACGCCGCGTACCATTCCCGGACGGCGCATATCGTAGACATGAATGATGTCTTCGGCCGGAACACGCTCGCTCGCCAACCCGCGCTGGCTGATCGTGGTCACCTCACCCGGATGCTGCGGGAACAGCCAGTAGGCCACACGGCGGCCGATCCCGTCGAACTCTACGCCTTGGATGATGTAACCGGAGGTTCCGTGGATCGGACCGGTCTTCTGATGGTCGAGGTAATCCGGCTCCAACACCTGGACCTGCAACGGTACCGGGTTGCGGTCACTCCGCCGCCGGAAACGCCGCCGCAAGAGAACTTCGCCACTCTCAAACTCCGTCTTGGCGATAAGCCTCTGCATGGCAGGGAAGTGTGACAGCCCGTCCGCGCTGCACTGGCGCGAGAACTCTTCCCAACGCTCGGCATAGAACTGATTCATCGCCTGGCTGGAGGCCTTCGGCTGCGGAGTAATGCCGTAGGACACCGAATAGACGGCCCACTGCTCACAGGCGTTCGCGGCGTAGTGGTTATCCCGGATGAGTGAGCGAGAACGATTGCGCAGCGTGGCGATGTCCCCGCCCAGTTCGGCGTTGCCGCTGCCGCCGGCGGTGATCCAGCCTTCCGTGCGGCGCCCGGTCTTCGCACCCTCGTAGGCGAGCCGCACACCAGCCGCCGCTGCTCGGGCGCGGAGTCGTTGCAGCCCCGCCTTGGGGTCCACCGCTAAAATCAATCTGTCGAGTAGGTTCATCCGCGTGAAAACGAGACGAGAGACGAGCGGGGCCGATCGGTCGATCCCGGCTCAGCCACCATGCCAAGGTCCACCATCATGCGCCGCTCCAAGTCGAGCAACTCTTCCTGACGGCGATAACTCACCGAGCGATCCGCGAAGTCCACTCGCATCGCACCCGAGGCGATCGCTTTTCGGACGGCTGCCAGTTGTTCGCTTGTGTAGTTTGCCATTCAGCGACTCCAGTAACTTCCGCGGCGACTCCAATAGCCGGAACTGGGACCGGGAGCCTGTTTCTGGGGAGGGACTGGCGCGCTTGGTCGCGGCGGCTCCGGCGCCCGCACCACTTCCGGAAGCGTCACAGCAGGCAAGGGCACCCCAAACTGCTCTTCCAGTGCAGACCACTGCGCATCCTGCCAGCGGCTCATACCCAAGTGCTCCGCTGCGCCGCGCGAGAGATTTCTGGTATCCAGCGCCTCATTCCGTTCGCGGCGCTTTTCCCAGGAGCCCTTGGCATAGCCCTTCACGTAGCGAATCACCCACTGTTCCGCGGTGAGTTGCTCGAAAAATTCCCGGCCGGCGTCGAAAAACTCGCACCAGCCGGGTGG